CTGTTCCGGCAGATCCGGTAAAGTGGTCTCAATAAGATCAGCTAAATCTGCATTCTTTACTCCGGCCATATTTGCCTCCTGTTAGCTTCGCAGTCCTGGCAAGTTAGCCAGTTTCTGCTGTACTTTCTGTATAAGTTCCTGTCTGTTTCTAGGTTTCTGTTGACTGTTGTTAGATACCGCACCAGTTTTCTTGCTGTTAGCAGGTCTGAGCGTAATACCCTTCTGTCTTGCGACAGCACTCTTCTTGAGATTGCCGCGTATTATCTGTTCCCGTATAGGCTCAGTTACAAGAAGGTGAGCTTTTTCGAGAACCTGTTCTACGCTGACATCAATACCTCTCATGCGTAAACCAGTCATAATACACTCGGCCTCGTCGAGTACAGCTAGTCTATGTTCCTGTTGTCCGTTGGTGAGATCCTTTATAGACTGGCTAAGGCCTACCTTACCATAAAACTCTTCATATGGTGCCATGTCACCTAAACCAAAGAAGGTATTGATCGTTTGATCTACAGAAGCATTAGCCGCCGCATTAGCCCTTGCCGTAGCAGTTCCATATAAATCCTTAGACTGCTGAGGTTGTGTTACAACCTGTGCAGGTTTAGGTGCCGCTAGCAACTTAGCAACTGTTTCGATCAATGGATCATCGGGATGCTCAACTTTGAGCCTATCAAGAAGAGGTTGTAGATCAGGATCTACATCCTGTACCACCGGCTTTGCTTCTGTAGCCAGCCTACGTTCCTCATCTATCTTAGCTCTGCCGAGTGCCGACCATTCCTTATTGGCATTGATAACACTATTGTGACAAGCACCCATAGTTCTAAGGGCAAGTTCTGGATTGGCCTTTACTAACTCGTCAACTTCTTCCTGTTTCCATCCATTGTGAATAGCTGCCCTTACGTAGGCATCGGGTATGCTGACAGGTGCATCCTCACTATCCGTATTACTTTCCTCTCCAGGTATGTCATCCACCTTACCGTCCACCACTGCCTGTCCGTTATTCTCCTCCTCGGAACCGTCCTCCGGTACGTCAGGGGTAGGGGTTTTTGATTCGGGATCGACATCATCCTGCTCTGCATCTAAACCATTTTCCAACTCTCTGAGATGAGCTAATCTTCCTTCCATAGTATTGACTAGCTTAGGATCTTCGATAGCTTTCTCATCAAGCGTTTTTAGTCCTTCCGTGTGATCTCCTGAATTTCCTTGTTCTAGTTCTTCGATTGTACGCATAACTATAAACCTTTCATTAGCTGTCTAATGTCACTTAGTAATACGCTTACTTAGCGACCTTAGAGGTAGGTAATTTTTGGTTGATCTTCTTGCCCCTATGTCTGATTTTCTGAGGCTCTTTCTTAAACCCACACTTCTTTAGATAATTATCATGATCCTTATAAGTCTCGAATATGGGCCTACACTCGCTATCAATTCTTATATTCGGAAACTGTTTCTTATGCTCCGCTACTTGATCAGGTGTTATAGCCAACGAATCAGAATGTATAGCTTTACCATACTGATGACCACCAGATACGAATGGCATGTCAGCGGCTATGTCACGTTTCATCTTAGCACCACAATCAGAACACATGTATGGCTTATCACAATCTTCCATTGAGCGTGATACATAGTCATACTCACCGCAATCACATACGAATGTATAGCTTGGCATTATTTTATCCCCAAACTTCTAAGATCATCTTTACTCAAACCAGCATCTTTCAATCGCTGACTATCACTTTTGCGTTTGACGTTCTTAAAATATACTGACGCTGTTTCCTTATTCTTGCTTTTAAGATGTTTCTTACCGGCTTTGCTATGGCCAGCTTTTCCGGTTAATGCTGATTTTACATTTTTCTTTAATCGTTTAACCCAATTATTATTCGCCATTATTTCTTACCTCCAAATACTGCTTTCAGCTTAGCAGATGTCCTAGTTAACAGACTAGCTTTCTCCGTTAATACGCCAGCCTCTTTATTCATTTCTTTGGTTACTACCTTAAGGAACTTTTTATCAGCTTCTATCTCAGCCGATTCACGCATAGTCGTCACTGCATTACGAACTTTCCAAGGATCATAACCGTCTATTTTCTTTTCTTGCATTTCATCTCCGCATATATTACTCATATTATACTCCTGGTTCTGAAGTTCTGGCTGATTGCGACTCAGCAGAGCTTATCTGTTCAATGGCTTTACGCTCTTGGAAACTATTCTGATCCTTCATCTGATTACCCTGACCGGCTGTTGGTCCAGCTACCTGAGCCTTACCCTGCGGCTGAGGTCCAAGCTGTTGTACTAACTCCATACGCTGCATAAACGATTCATCTACAAACCAATCTTGCACATCCTCAAGTATGCCCAGTTCATCAGCGATATCAGTTAAAATCTCAGGTACATTGGTAGGTATGCCCATCTGTGCATTTACCGCAGCCGCGTTCACCACGCTAGGCATGACTTTGGTAGCAAATTCTATAATGCGTTTGGTCCTAACAGCAGGATCTAACCGTGACATAGATCTAGCCTTAAGCCTGAACGTATACTCTAGGAAGTCACCTCGTCTTTGCTCAGGTGTCAATATTAACTGTTCATGCTCACCACCTGGTTTACGTCTTGATAACGGTACATCTATAAATGGATCATAGTGCATGTACCAGGCTTTCTTCTTGCCACACTTAGCGGCGGCATCGTATACCATTCCGCGTGCATCTTCTATGGTTATGGTAGAATTAGCCTGAAGTATGTTCGCCTGTGTAGCACTATCAGCCTGTGAAGCTAGACCCGCAACTTGATCTGGATTACCAGACATATAGTTAGTCCAAACTTGCAAACGTTCAAGCATGACTTCACTTTTCTGATTCTGTCCACCGTATGACACTACCTTTACAGTATCTGGATTACCAGCTACCATGTCACCATCTTCGGCAGTCCTCATATCCTCAGCTTCATCTGCACCTGCTGGATCATATACAGTTATATCTTTCTGCCTGTCAGCCTGGTTCATGAGCTTGGTCATCATCCTATTAGCCATCTTATGAAGATCATAAAATACACTGACTGGAGCTACAGGATACGGATTTCCAGGTATAGGTTGCGTTAGTGACATTATAGTATACGGTCCTTCTTTAGGACCATAAAAGTCACGTGCCGCAAGATATTCATCAAACACTATCTGGCTTGGATCTGGTATGGTTAGCAAAGCGTCAGCTTCTGGTACATAACACTCTACCACATCAACATAATCCTGCATCTGATACATTTCTGAGTCACTAACATTTTTACGAGATATACTATCGACACGCCTAGCGGCATCAGGGTGCATAGATCTTGGAAGTTTCATTACTAGATCATGATCGAACTCATTGTCATCCAATAGTATCTGTCTTGGCACTCTATTCCTGTCGCCCAGGAAAGATGCGGTACGGTAATCCTTACATACTGGATCGAATGTGAAGTCATCGAAGTCAACTACGTCAGTGTAGATCTGTCCTTCATCTACTAGTACGTCACCAAAGTTAAGTAGCTTACCACTAGTGGCTATGCCGGTTTTGAATATTGCCATTAAGAAAAAGGCATCTACTATACCACCGCGTAATGTTTCTTTGAACTCTATCTTTCTGTCCAGCTTATCTAGGCCAAGTCCTAGTAGGTAAGCGTAGTCACGGTGTGGTATGATCTCTGTCTCCACTTTAGTGACACCTGTTCGCATTACCAGATTAGGAACCATAGCACGAATAGTATTAAAGATTAAGTTTATAGGTTCCTCACCTGTAAGGCCATACTCTTGTGCGTAATATTTGCCGACATACTCTCGTATGAACATGGCACGTGAGCGTGCGAAACGTCTATTACGATCAAATCCCTGCTTTACTGCTAAACTAAATTGTCTTGGTGTTATACTTTCTGGCATATTTATTTCCTAAGATCCCATGCTTTACGCCAATTCTTATTTTTCTTAGTACGCTTTTCCTTGAGTGCTTGCTTCCTACCAGCCGCAGTTCTCATGTCACGCTTGGCTACATTCTTATTAGCACTCTTAAAGTTGTGAGTCTTATCATCTACTGTCAACGCATCAGCCATACATCTGTCACCGTGTGTCTTTTTGGCAGATCCACTTTCCTCTACTAGGCAAGCAGGGCCGATACTACCGTCATCAAAATAGATATACTGTTTAGCTTCCTGCAAAGCTAATATAGAATGATTTATGTAACCGCCATGAGCAAGTGCTCTATCATAATCACGTAACAGTAGACCCTTTGACTTATGATTATTATGCCATCCATATTTCTTGGTCGTCTTAGTTAACGAAGTGCCTTCCGTCTTGCTACGATAGTAATAAGGATAAAAGAAATCTTTTACAGTACACTTACCAAAATCATAACCAGGATCTCCGTTCATCTCCCATTTCAAGAATGGAAGTTTCTTCCTTCCACCTACCCATACACACAGGGCCATACCTATCCTGGCCATCTCATACGGGGGTGTATTAGCATCAGCCCACTCACCAACCTTCTCACCAGTCTGTCTATTCTTTATAGAGAACACCGAGTTAGAAGCACCCTGACCTTTACTTATATCAGCACCGAGTATATAATCATAATGCTGATCTAATCTGCCATTGATAAGATTGACCCATATTTTTAATTTACCCTTACGAGAACGTTTAGCCTCAACTTTAGATATGGCACGCTTCTTTAACAATACTTTTATACCGTCACTAGGTACACCACGTTTCCAATCAACGTTCCATTGCGACAGCGGATTCTTTCCAAACAACGCTATGTGTTTATCAATGTTACTATTAGTAAAGAATGTAGACCCTGCTTCAAGGTCATCAGCATCAATTTCTCTGGCCATCTCATTAGGCGATAGTTCTTCTTCCTTCTTGCAGTACCAGGGAGACTTGATCTTCCATCCCTGTGTCACTTCATCCTTCTCTGCGTATCTATTCTTACCTTTATCAGGATGATTCCACCACATAAGCGGGAATACCACTATTTTGCCATCATTTTTCCACTTGCTATACTCAGTCCCTGGGCCGACAACAGTTGAATTAACTATACGCATAAGGGCAGCAGGTCCAGTCGCACTACGCATGAGCTTACCATTCCTCACTTTAGCAAACTCATCTAGTAGGATAACCATTCGCCTATCACCAGAAGCTGCGTGCTCAGTGGTTGACTCACCATCTATACAAGCACCGTTAAGCTCATTCAACATGTGCATCTTAGTACGAAATTTCTGACTAGGATAGCATAACGGGGGCACCATCCATTCTGGTAAATATCTGTTCAAATAATCATGTTTCTGGAACAAGGCTTTCATGTTACCAGCTTTGTCCACATAATCTTCTGTACGAGATAACTCAAGTAATTGTGCATTAGGATGAAACAACCACAACCAATGTATAAAGATCGTGCACATCCAGCTTGCTCCCATGTCACGCGACTTGTTAATCAGGATATCCTTACCCATTTTTAGGTGCCGGATAAGTTGCTCGAACAACACATCCTGTATATCCCATGATATAAACGGGCAATGCGTTTCGCGTGATTCATAAGTAGCACCAGTATCTCCTTCTACATCGAACTGATGGAACGTAAAGCAAAAAGAATTTACCCAGTATAGTAAAGATTCAGAACAGGCAGCTAATAAATCTTCCTGCATTCCTCTATCATCTTCAGCCTTTCGTAACAATCTTGCCCGATACTCTAGATTAGGTATATCATGTTTAGGGACGAGCAAACCCGTTTTACCGCACTTCCAGTATTCCTGGAGATCAGGAAAAGGTTTTGAAAGACTAGGTTTCAGACTATCTAGTACCGCTTCTGTCATGTTTTGTCCTTAGCAATATTATTTAATCTATCCTTAGCTAATTGAGACACCCTATCAGCAGCGGTGGGTTTGCTGTCATCCTTATCAACTTCAACGGTAGGAACCCTGCCCTCAAGACGATCATACAACATAGTGACATACGTTTTATCTGGGAAGTGAATTACTTCTTTGTCACCTATTACTTGCCCAGTTACCTTATCAAGTACTTCTACCTTCTGCTTATAACCCAAAGCCGCGTTCCACATGTAACGTGCCAGGGCTTCAGCCTTGGTGATCATGCGAGCATCGTCTATACCCTTACCGAATATAAGAGGATCTTCATGATTCTCTTCAGCTATCTCACGTATAAACTGTGTGAGTAGTCTACTTGCTTTTGCTTTCGTACCGCTCATAAGCCGCTAATATGCTTTTCATATCCTCACAGAAGTTAATTCCTAAGCCACCATACCCGACTTGACCGTTATATATACCTACCAATTTACCATCCTCATCATATAACGGGCCACCACTCATGCCAGCATAACCATCAGAGTCAGTCTGTATCATGTCACTCCAGTTTAGTCCTAGGTCGTTCCTATCTATATAGGATACCATACCGCGTATAAGGCTAAACTTATAATTTATTCTTGCTGGCGTACCAGCTATATATACAGTGTCACCGAGTTCACACGGTACCATTGAAGTATCAGATATATAGAGTTCGTCAGCTTCTACGAAGATAAAACCTACATCCTCTTCTTCGTCAATATAGAAGTCACTCGACTCAAGTATAGTACCACCAACTAATTCTATTAACACGGCTTCTTTTCTATTACCATGTTCATCCTTTAGACAATGAGCCGCTGTAACCACAACGTTATCTTTCCAGAATACACCGGATGCGAAACCACTATTGCCTGGATACCTCAACAGCACTGTCGCATCTACCATGTTCTCGAACTTGCTCTTTACGACCATTTCACTCTCTGCCGGTGGTATCAAAGCACAGGATATAAAGGCCAATGCAATCAACACTAATATCAATAGTTGTACTAACTGTCGCTTCATGCCACTACCTCCTAAGTGTCACTGTTAAGCTTACGGATGTACGCACTCTTGGCACTCTCATCGCTCTCAAAGTACAGTGTAGTCTTACCAAGCGGCATACGAAATATGTGTGTCACTCCGGCGTGGAATACCCACTCGATGTTAGCCGCTGTGGATGTCACTCCAGTAATACTTGCTAGCATACGCTTACCAGCCGTAGCCACGAATGTGATAGCATACATCTGACCACCTACCAGTGTCTGCGTATAGTCGTTACCAGCCGTAGTAGTAGTTAATGTTATCCCAGACGCAGCTACCGGATCTGCACAATGTGGATGTGCCGGTACGCGATTACCCATATTGTCCATTGAATAATTATCACTCATATTACTTGCCTTTCTCTTGTTTTAATCTAACAATCTTGGTAATACAGCCTTTGGGTATAACTGTAAGGTCTCGCTCTTGTCTATCACCCTGTTGCACAGTACAGCTTAGGCGTAATACTCTTTTATCTTCATTAAGAAAATACCCTGTTGACATACATTTACACACAGACTCTTTCTCAGCTTTATTCTGTTCTAACCACACAGAGTGGGTGACAATATCATCCCAACTAACTTCTATGACATCATTCAACCTTAACTTCATTTATAATCCTCTTAAAAGCTTAGGCCAATCGTATTCTCTTTTACATCCTGTATACGGATCTATATCCATATAGACAAACGCATAATCTTCTATGGTGTCACGCAGTGCAATCATAGGATCATTACTATCTAGTATGTGCATCTCAAGACAAGCAAAGAAAAAGTCTACCTGTTCATACACATGTCACTTCCTCTCTTTATTTATGCCCCTGGATTAGGGACTTTGACCACTATACCACCTCTATTACCAACCGATAATATACTATGACCAACTTTATTATCATCCTTGAATACCCTCATGGCGTAAGAACCAGTATATCTAAAGTCAGTATCAAAATAATATAGTCCATCATATAAGTATATCATGTTAGCCCGTTCACTTTTACTTAAGTCGGGACTGATAATTTCTATTTCTACTTGCTGCCCGACAAGGATATTAGACTGGAAGAATAGTCTGTTAGGTCCAGTAGTATACACATACTTATCCTATCATAGGTGGTGACTGTAAGCTATCTACTTTAGTCTGAACAAGGTCGACTTTACTTTCTACACTCTGGACGTTAGAGCCTATTGATCCAATATTATACGCACCCACCGAATAATGCTTTATTACCTTAGCACCTTCAGAATCAGTTATTTCAATAGACCAATCACCATTGGCATTAGGTATAAATGATTTTGACCACCTGTCACTTACACCCGCTTGTACCATAGCACCCGATTGTGCCGCATCCAATACATCAGTCTCATCAAACACATCAACATTTACTGATACAGCACCTGCTGTAGCCTTAAAGATAACCTTTATTGATTCATCTTTTTTGTAATTACTTCTGGCCATAATACACCTTTCTTTAACCTATGTGAGCAGGTATTGTACGTTGCTCTTGTCTAATTTCTTCAAGCTCTTTGGCAAGCTCTAGATGTTCTACATCTTTATATTTATCCCTAAGATCACTATCAGTTAGCGGCATCTGTCACCTCAGTCCTATCCTAGCATTCCTTGTAGCTCGGTCTATCCCTGCCTTACGATGCCTGGCAAGCCTGTCCCTGGAACGTGCTTCGACCATACCATCTAAGATCTTGGCGTTACGATTCGGGTCCAGTACTTTCTTGACTTCTCTCATGAACTGGCTTTTACTCATCCCGTCCCGCTTATCCTCTGGTAAGGTATCAAAAAATGTGCTAACTTCTTTCATAGTCAGTTCACTACCCATATCGTCATTCCTCCAAAAGATAATTTGCGGCGTTTAATAGTGTATCTACATCATCTTGGAGATATCCTATACCAAGATTACACCTACTACACAGCAATCCCCGCACTTCTCCAGTTTTATGATCATGATCAATGGCTAATCTACGTACACCAAATTGATTCTTTGCAGTTTCTTCTTTCCCGCATACAGCACAAACTCCATTTTGACTTTCAAACATCGCATCATATTGTTCAAGGGTTATGCCATATGCCTTCAACTGATGTTTCCTATTGCGTAGTACCAGCACTTCAGGTTTTTCTTTGCGATATTTTCTTCTATTCTTGGCATGTAATACAGCACATTTCTTCTTGTTATTCTTTGTCCATAGTTTCCTGCGGTCTCTTCCGAATGCTATCCTACACTGTTTGCACGAAGTATCATAACCGGAATAGCTGGATTTGTTTTCATAGAACTCATCTAACGACTTCTCTTTACCACAACGGCGACAGCGTTTGAGTTCGTTACTCATACTGTCACTCCCTTTAACGTGGCCAATTTATTTTCTAAAACGCTTATCATCCTATTGTGTATCAATTCCTTAATTTTATCATCAGATAGCTTATCAAGTTCTTTTATACCAATTGGTATTGAAACTTCTAACGTGGCAACTTGTACGAGAGACTGGTGACAGCATGGCAACCATCCGCAAGGAAATTCATCAAGTGATAATCTGTTCAAAGTATCTGAGGCTTCCTGTATTAGCATGTCACTCCCCCAACGATCTTGGCATCAGGACACTTGCAGTTGAGACAAAAGATGCCCCGCTCTTTGATGTACTCTGATACCAATAGACCATGCGATACACACTCGTTCCATTGGTTGCCGCAGTTTAGGCACTTCACTGTTGCATCATAATGTTCTGGTTCCATCTTTTCCACTTCGCATTTTATCATATTGTTTACGTCTTTGTGGTTCATGTCACTTCCCCTTTAACGTGTCAAAACCTTCTTTACCTACTATGCCATGATAAGTGCAACCGCAATTAGGAAACTTACACCACAATACACGCCTGTGACCACACTTGCAGTAACAGTTCTGTGTTATGTCACTCACGTAGTCCGGCTTTCTCTCGCCACACTTACACTGGCCAACCCAATCTACCGCTTCTTCCCAGATATGAAACATGGTTTCCGTCATTACCTACCACCCTGTCTGCAAGTCTCTACGCAATCCCGTACATCAGGATCATCTGGTATGGCCATGCTTCCGTTAGCCATTGCCTCGATCTCTGCCAGCGTGTATGATCCGTTTTCAGCCATAATTCACCTCTCTCTTAACGTGGTTCTAAAAATTCATCATCATCATCATCATCAACTTCTTGCATCTCTTTATAGATATCGAGTTTTATTATTTCGAGTGCTCCAATAATCTCTGCATGGGTGATATCACCGGCATCACGATTAAGTTGAATCACATTCCTAACCCTGTCTACCAAAGCTATTACTGCAACACTGCTCATTTTCCTACTCTTGCTCCCCTCGATTAACGTGGATAGGGCAGGCATCCGGGCGAGGTCGAACTCCGTTTATGACTGGATATTTACTCCCTGGGTAGCCTACCATCGTGATTCTAGAGGTACTAGCGGCGTATTACCCTAGGGTTGGCCGCATGACCCCTCTATAGTACACTGAATTTGGAACTAATTATAACCTTTGGAGGGCATAATTCTCAGAAATATTATTTATTTTCTCATATACGCCATTTTCTGTGTAAAAGTCCACGCATATATAGACAAATGCCGATAATAGTACACACATATGCAGACTCCGGTTATAGTGGTCAAGCACAAACACGAAACTGTGAAAATATTGTGTGATTTACGAGCCAAGAAGGGAGGTTGGAGTCCCGCGACCACAGTCCGAAAGGGTACGGGCGGGGGGTTAACGGAACGCGTTCCACTTTCCTGCGTCCGACCTGCTCTCTATCACCATCGAGAAGACCTCTCACACTCTCTGTAGTGGGCGAACACCATCAGGTCGAAAAGATACACACACCCTTATCACATCCACCTAACAATCGATACAATCGATCATCATGCTGAATTTGGTCAAGAGAGAGACGGGTTGATTGTATTTCTTGGACCTGAGATCACCAATATCCACCTAAAACGCTAATATCCGGCTAATATCCACCTAACTCATTTCCTTAAGTGCTTGTAAATACTACACTTACAAGATAATATCCACCTATCCACCTAAAATCAACATAAAAGACTCTATATACATATATTACAATACATCCTATTATTAACTTGACTACCTAATAACTATTTCTCTATAATACTTTATTCAACATTTAGGTGGATATAATGGCTATAGTCTATAAAGTACTGAGAACAAAGGATTTATCACATCCACCTAACTTATTTTAGTTGGATGTTAGGTGGATATAATTCATTTAGGTGGATATTCTTTTGGATTTTACTTGCACTATCAAAGACAATATGCTATACTTTACATGTAAATGAAATTATTTGAGAGGATAAAAATGTACGATACAAAATATGATAATGGAGTTTTGGTTTGTTCTATACATGAAACACCAATTAGCAAACAGCATGGGCGGTTCTTTTGTATAAAATGTCAACGCGACAAAGATCTATTAGGTCGCATTGAAAATGGAAATTGTCTTTTGACAGATTGTAGTCAATGTCCATTAAACGGGAAATATTGTTCATAAATCGAGAGGTGGTTAAAATGGTAGCACAAAAAATTATCGATGATCTGGCGATCAAGATCATCAGCGGAGTTTTGACTAAAAATGAAGCAGAACAACAACTACAGATCGAAAGTGATCGTGATCTGAAATTACAGGGACAAAGAGATCGTCTGGGTATGTTCATCCAAACACCGAACGAATAAAATGAACATCACACGTGCCATATTAGAATTGCGGATTGACTACGCAAAATACGAGAAAGAAAGCCCATCGGATATAAATGGAGGTGGTTGCATGTTTTTTGCGAATACAATAGTCAAGCTTGGATTTGGTATAGCCGTTTGGGGCGATGATTTAGAAATGGATTTATATTCCGGTGTGTTCTATGTGCGGATGTGAACACGATTATGTTGGCGTATTAAAATAAATTTTATTTTTCGTTTGCATTATTAAAATTATAGTGTATACTTAAGATAGTGAGATCGAGAACATTCGATCACCTAAAATATTTACGGAGGTGTTTTTATGTCTTATCAATTTTATCAGTTTATGAATATCAAGAAATTCAAGATCCGTTTTCAACAGGGATTATGTGATAATAGAAAACGTTCGATCATCATATATGAAAGTGATCTACAATCCGCAAAGGTGAAAGCTTGTGAGAAAACAGATCACCAACAATATGATATTATAGAATGTCGGAGGATCTGAAAATGATTAGATATTTATGGTTCTCAATAGTGATCCTTATGATTTCAGGCTGCTCAGGATCAGTTCCAAGATCGGAATTTTTCGATAACAAGCTTAAAAAGATGATCGGGATCAATAGCCAGATTGGATCTTGTGTTGGCTATAATAGCAGGCTGTTTAATGGCCCTGCATTTACGAATGAGAGATTATTTCAACAGCTTAACGGTTTGGCAAATAGCCGGATCACTTTCCAGCAGTTCAACAAAATTAAAAGTCAATACGGTTTATAAACTGGAGGTATGAAAATGAACTCAACAGATGTGGATAAGAAAAATCAGCAAAAGAATTGCTGTAAAAAATGTGGCAAGATTGTGGGTTTGAATTATCGCGGCAAAAAGCAAAAGTGCACATGCCGGAAATTGCAAATACCCAATACTTGCAAAACCACTGCTAAAAAAGCTGGTAAGTTTTGTCCTAGAGAGGTGGCATTATGAAGCTTTGCTCCAAGTGTAGAAAGGTTAAATCGATTAATGAGTTTTATGTCGATAAAGCTCAAAAATCAGGCTACACTTGCCGATGTAAAAAGTGTATAGGTGTGCAACAAAAACCTTATAAACAAACACATAGGCAAGAAGTAGCGGATTACCAAAGAAAATGGTGCAAAGCTAACAGGGGAAAAAGATGCGGTTACGCTAAAAAATATCGCGGCAACAATAAAGAATCAGAGTATAACCGGATTAGAGAATATAGAGAAACGCTAAAAGGTCATATCGTTGGAATGGTCGCAGGGGCAAAGCAGCGATGTGAAAACAGGAATAACCCACGCTATAGCTGTTACGGTGGTCGCGGGATAAGACTACACTTTGGTACTGGTAAGCTTTATGAATGGTGTTTGCTCAATAGTATAGACCCGCGAGGATTAGAGATACATCGTATTGATAACGATGGTGACTACACATTAGACAATATAGAGTTTTTAACTAAAAGCGAACATACTACATTACATAATTTGAAAGGATAATATTATGGCCAAGCTTTACAGAATAGTGACAGAGAATATACACTTTCAGGCTATTGTAGAATATCTGAAAGAACACAAACTTGACGCGACAATCATCGGTGGATCTTACGGCTTATGGCAGGGTCAAATGGAAAAATCACTTGTTATCGAAATAGTCGATGGCAGTGATATGCAAACGCTGGACGACATCGAAAGCTTTGCGTATTGGCTTAAGAAATTCAATGGACAAGATAAGGTTTTGGTCCAGATCATCGAAGCTGAGATCCGGTTCATGTAAGATCTTACTCCGGCCAGGGATGGCCAGCAATTATAATTTATTATTTGAGGTGGTGGCATGAAGCTACAAAAAGGTTTGCTCGGTGAGACAATAGATAGCTGTATACGATTACACGATGGAGATGGTTTTCCTATTATAGAAGTTTATCAACGTGTCGATGAATTTGGCAACGTGGTTGACGATGATAGCGTAGCTGAGAAAATGGCAGATAAAATTTGTGAAATAGAATTTTGATCGGAGGTGTGATATGCCAAATTGGTTTGAACAGTTAACAGAACCTATGCAGGATGTCGTTAGGGCGGCACAAGAAATCGTGAGTGACTTTGATGATTACGGTGAAGTATTACAAATAGGTGATGCTGATGAAGCTCGCGGTGGCGGTTATGGTGCCACATCACCTATAGAACAGCTTAGAACCGCTCTAAGAAATGCGGGAGGTTGATATGAAAACCATAACCTTGACAAATAGTGAATCGGTTGTACTTGTATCCGATGCTGATTTTGAGCGGGTTAACAAGTATAAATGGTTCTTGAAACGGGCCAAAGGTCCGGCGGGATCTACTGAGAAATATTATTATGCCGCCCGATCTGTGAACATGGGCAATAAACCGGATGGTAGGCAGATCACGAAAACGGTTTGGCTCCATCGGTTTCTTAAAGATGAGCCTGAAGGTCTGGATGTCCACCATAATAACGGTGATAAACTGGATTGTCAACAGCATAATCTCGAGCCTATATCCGCAGTGGATCACGGTTCAAATTTTATAGGTGCCTGTGAGGTGCCATTTTAATTGGAGGTGACATTATGTTAAGCATGGAAATATTTTACAGTGATCTGAATGTTTCAGCAAAACGAGAATTTGACGAACACTTCGGACCGCCTGAAGATTTCAACCATGAGATCTGCCCACTGGCGATCTATGAAGTTGAAGATGGCGAAGAGGTGGTGGCATGAACCCAAAAAACTGGTATAAGGAATGTGGCGACAGCATTCGAGCAGAGTTCGGGGCTGATTCAGAACTCTTCATCGATCTGTTAGCCGCGACATCGCCGAGAAAACAGGTATCGGCAAACTGGCGATTGGCCATGCGGATCTATCACGTGTATAGAACGGGGATCTGGAGGGAAAATTGGGAAGTTAGCGATGGAGGATATGGAAATTTATTGGCTGGTACGCTTCCGGCCCATCGGAAAAATATCCTAAGAGCCTTGAAACGCGAACCATTATCCGGCAATAAAGTACGGGCATTCGCGGCGAATCTCAAAGGCAATCTTGACGAAGTGACAATCGATGTCTGGGTGTGTCGATATTATGGATGGGATGATAAGAAATCGATGACCGATAAGGTCTATGCCAAACGTGCTGATATAATTCGCCAATACGCCAATGCTAACAGCATGAAGCCTGCTGAATATCAAGCTCTAATCTGGTATCTGGCTATTCATAAAGCAGGCAAGAAACCGCAATCTTATCTCAGTGTCAAACATAGACACCAGAGATGTTTTGAATTTTTTCTGGGGGTGTGACATGAAACATTTAGTAATAATGCAACAGAGGGCCAGATTACGTAAGGCATTGTGGATCAAAGCGTGTAGGCATGATGGGGTTGAGCCTACTGAAATATTTGTGGTGTTCTCGGATGATAATCCGCACAAGAAACGGCTTAATGAGTTAGGGAGGTGACATGGCAGGCAAGACAAGGCACAAGTTGATGTTAACGATCCCGCAGTACGCACAGAGCAATGCTACCAATTTCATAGCCTGCTACGGTATAGATCGTGCTGAGATCATAGCCAAGTTAACGCTTGAGAAGATCCGAGCGTCAAAGAGATCCTTGATCAGACGCTATGGCAGGGACGAAGATATAAAATGTGTAAGGCATCCTAACTATAAGGCTATACGCAAGCCGCGATGTGCTTGCCAAACATGCTGGGATCTGTATGAAATGAGGCACCCAAATGAAAAGAAAGATAAGTAAACAACAGGAACAGATATATCGGATGCTGCATCATGGTTTTAGCGGGTTGACTGTCAAGCAAGTGGCTGCGATGCTTAGCTTGACTCCGGCCTGTATAACGCACCACATGCGGCAGATGAAGAAGGTAGCTCCTCAGTTATTTCCGATATTGACTAAGAAGCAAGCTGATGTATATTATCTGTACGTGCACACCGGTCAGGCTATAAGTGACATAGCTGAAGTGTTAAATATAACCACGTACATAGTAAAGAACCGGATCTATGAGATGCGGCGTAAGGGCATGTTCATTCCTTGGATGCAGGGTAAGTGTATGCGATATCAACCTTGGATGGACTTTGAAATCAGATTGAAATTTTAATCAAGTCCTCGGCAATATTCTGAGGCAGTGATGGAGGGTCGGACGCTAATTGTGGAGATAACCGAATAATTCTGCATAGGAAAATACTCAGTCTGCTTCATTATAGGTAGTCGTGAGGCAGACTAACTATTTACTTATTGGAGGTGACATATGAAAAATAAAAGAACGCTAAATCAAACATGGATATTGTGCCTTAGAATGTGGAAGAAAATCAAGAATAGATACGTCAAGGGGGTGAGCATACACGCGTTGAAACGCTTGTGGCTGAAAGAGAATGGGTTTAGTGGCACTATCCGAGGCAATTGTTTTTTCTGTGACACTGCGGGGGCGGGATTCGCCTGTGCTAAATGTCCAGGAAAATTAGTGGATCACAATTTTATGTGTGCGACTGAGGAGTATGACTACGAAACAAAACCCGACCTTTTTTACAAAGAACTTTTGCGGTTGAACAGAATACGCAAAGCCAATAAGCCCAAAAGACCGAGGAAGTGACATGGAGCTAGATACACCGATACAGTACGTACCTGGGGTTGGTCCGAAGCGTGCTAAGCTGTTTAACAAGCTTGGTGTTCATAACGTGGAGGATCTATTAGAGTATTTCCCACGCGACAATATTCTGCCTACTGATATCACAGATATATGTCAGCTTGAGGTAGGTAAGGACGCTCTGATCGTGGGTGAGATCAGTAAGGTAGAATACATAGGCCGAAGCAGGGTACCGATCATGAAGATCACTATCGATGACGGTACCGCTGAGTGTAAGGCTATATGGTTTAATGGAGGCTGGTTACGTCACCAGCTTAAGGTAGGCGGTATGGTGATGATGATGGGCAGGGTCGAGCTTGCGAGGAGGTGACATGGATTATACCAGAGCAATGTTCGGAGAAAATGCCGTTCACGTTCCTTTTAACTTTGTAAGGCAACTGGCAGGAGATAATAATGGACTTATACTGGGACAGGAGACAGGAAACAAGCTAAGCTTCGGTTCCACTATGGCCCATGTGTTAGTTAAGGGTGACATGATATTCAGACCACATATAGTTATAGAGAGTGATATGCTGATAGGCATGGGAGCGGCGGGGATAATAACCTCATCAGCTTTTGGAAATATCACTGAGTGGGATATCCCAGAAAATAAAGTAATCTTAGATATTAGGAGGTGACATGAAAAAGAAGAAAGTAAAAAAGACATCGTGGCTAGTGAAAGTACCCGCTGGTACTAAACGCAAAATGATAGGATCACGTAAATTCAAAAGGGAGCGAGATGAATAATCAGGGACTACTGTTAAATGAGCGAGCCTCTCTCAATAGACCAAGTTGGAGTAGTGAGAGTAGTACAGGGATGTTTAACGCACACCGGCACCTGCATGTTAGCAGGATGGGCCATCCGGTGAAACTAGATCACTTCGTAAAGACAAAGGGGTTGAACAATGACAGATAGAGTAATGGAATCGTCAGTCATGCGTACTTTAACTGAGAACATGAAAGAACTGGCACCCAGGGCTAAAGCATTAGGGTCCGATATTCTTGTGTACTTCGATGAGCGTCAGAACATAAGCTATTGTAGGCTGTTACATCGATACGTGACTAAGTGGTTTCACATCGGAACTGTGTCAATGTCAGGAAATACAAAACTTTTTCTAGAAAATTTTGAGTAAGGGGTTATAATTACTTCCAATATCAGTGTATTATAGAAAGGGAGATATGAAAGAAGTACAGATGACAACTTTAATAGGGTGCAGATTCATGGGACTGAGGCGACAGATCACAGAGAGGCAAGAGGAAGCAGTGCGGCTATGTCATCATAACTTCGAGGGGCTGACGATGACTGAAGCGGCTAAGAAGATGGGTATCAGCCAACCAGCTATTACTCATCTGTTAGCCAAGGTCAAGAAGATCGCACCTCAACTCTTCCCGATGATGACCAAGTTCCAGGCTCAATGTTATCACTATCTGTATTGTGATGGTTGGTCTCCCGCAGAAATCGCTGAATATATGGAGAGAACAGTATGGTCAGTATACAAAGCACTACAGGCATGTAAGTACAAAGGATTACCGTTACCCCAAGCACACGGTGACATCATGAACTACACAGAGGGTATGGATGGTGAAGTAATACATAAATTTTAACCTAGGACAAAATAGCCAGTCCGAAATTTGAGCACCGCCGTTAGGCAACTTCAACTATATGATAACGGGATTGTGGCAGACAACGCGTAAGACTGGCTATTTGTCTATATATATTGAAAGAGAGGCAAAACATTGAAAGAAAAAGAATTTGATATATTAGCGAAACAAGAAACAGATCGTATGTTGAATGTGATGTGTAGCAAGTCAGCAGATTACGCCAACGACAAAGACAAGCTGTTTAACTTCAAGCAAGCAGGCCGGATGGATAACGTATCACCCATCGAGGCACTACGTGGCATGTGGCTTAAGCACAGAGCCTCTATCCAGCAAGGACTTGATGAACTTATCAAGAACCCAGACAAGACTAGATCACGTGACTGGTGGATCGAGAAGCTTACCGATGACCGTAACTATAACCTGTTATTGTTTGCCCTCCTAGAAGAGGGGTTCTTCATCCCTGATGGTTCGTCGCCTGGGTATAAGAAGAAAGAGAAGCTTGGCTGGCACACTGACGCTAATACCAAGGCAAAAACATACGCTCCACATTTTCCGAATGCGGTATCACTTATTCCTAGTTTATGGACGCCGACAGTACAGATGGCAGACTTCCCGATGAACACGGTACCACCAATCAAGAAGCGTACACCGTTTGAGAAAATGCTTAGCCTCGCTATGAGTTATGGTATGGGTGCCGAAACATTCGCCCAATGTGTGACTGGAACATGCGAGAACTTCGATTGGGCTGGCCTCAAACCTGGTGAGTATGACACAGAGTTTTGCGATTGCTGTATTCCTAGTGCTATACGCCCCATCGATCATGAGTCTGAGCACTATAGAACGTTTGTGATTGTCAGGGAAAAGACTGGGCTCAAAGGGTGGTATGTTATTACAGCCGCGTGTTATAAGCAGTATAGTGTCTCGGCCAGGATATCAGCAAGATTTCTGCACAAGGATGGCAAATTACACGCTCATACTGGATACGATAAAGTACATCATGGTCACGGTAAGGCACCTGGGTATTACGAGAGCAAGAAACAGGCCAGAGAGTATATCGACTGTCACCGTATGATGAAGAGACTCGGACTGCTGAAGGAAGGTGACTGATGTGGCAGGATAAGATCAATGGATTGTTTGAATTGCTCGGTGGTGTGTTCGTGATGTTGCACTGTTTGAGACTACACAAGGACAAGAAAGTAAAGGGTGTCAGCTTCATAGCGACAGGATACTTTGCTCTGTGGGGCTTCTGGAACATGTACTATTATCCTGTTCTTGGACAGTGGGCGAGTCTAGTAGGTGGCCTGCTCATCGTTGCAATGAATACTTTATGGATTTCAATGATGTTTTATTACATACGAAAGGAAAAGCATGATAAGAACAATATTTCTTGATGTGGATGGAGTGATGGCTAATTTCCTAGGTGGCTTGCACAAAGCAATGAACGCACCATACGCTTATGATCCATATCCCTATAAAAAAGGTTTGTGGAATATGCTTGACGCTATCAAGCCGTTTGATTTTGGTGGTAATCCCCCTACGTTTGAAGAGTGTGATGCTTGTTGTACTCAGGAATTTTGGGCCAACCTCGATTGGATGCACGATGGAAATGATATTCTCAGGCAGGTAGTTGCAACATTTAATCCAGATGATATCTTTCTGCTTACTACTCCGATGCCCAATGTAGGTTCCGCATCTGGTAAAATGGAATGGATAAATAAAAACTTACCGGCGTACAAAAACAAGATATTCATCACGACAGCCAGTAAATCCGTTATTGCTGGTCCAGATACATTACTGATAGACGACCGAGATAAAAACGTTGAAGAATTTAGGACCGCTGGTGGTCACGCTATACTTATAGCAAGACCCTGGAATGCACTACACATGGTGGCCAATAACACCTTGGAGAATTTCAAATATTCAATAGAAAGTATGCGTATTACGGGAGTACTATAATGCTAGGTAAAAAATGTATTCACATGGTGTGCGTTGGCCTGAGGTTGGGTATGTCGCATCCCGTTATAGCTAAGATGGCAGGGTGTTCGATACACTCAGTACGTAGGGTATCTAGCACCGGCCCCACGCGTGTCTTGTTCTTCGGTGACAGTCATTGCGGTAGCAACGTTGGACTTACTCCACCTGAATATCGGTATAAGTACATCGCAGATCCCAAGACTGCGGAACACCACACTCAAAATAAGTGGGCCAGGCTCCAAAAGGAATGCTGGAGTTGGTACATGAATACATTAGCTGTACTCAGGCCCATAGATAAACTGCTTGTGATGGGTGACACTATTGATGGCAATGGCTTCAGATCAGGTGGCACAGAGCTTATCACCACTGATAGAAAGAAACAAGTGTGTATGGCTATCGAGTCTATTGAGGTGATCGGGGCTAAGGAAATGACTATGGTGTATGGTACTCCGTACCATACTGGACAGGCTGAGGACTTTGAGGTTGAGATAGCCACACACTTTGGTTGTAAGATCGGAGGTCATGAGTGGGAAGAGATCAACGGTTGTATGTTCGATCTGAGACACAAGCAAAGTAATTGCAAGAATCCGGCAACAGGTATATGGAATGAGATCGTTGAGAACAGAGAGTGGGCCGGACTAGGTGAACAACCTAAAGCTAATGTGCTTGTACGTGCTCACACTCATCGGTTTGTCATACTAAGGCTTGAAGATTGCATTGGTATTACTATACCAGCATTACAGGCTTATGGTACCAAGTTTGGTGCGAGACAGTGTTCGCATAAGGTCCAGTTTGGTTTGTTAGCACTGGATATATGGCCTGATGGTGAGGTCGTTGAGCATGTGCACATAGCTAAGCTGGCAAGTCACGTGACACATAAGAATTGAGGAGGTGACATGGAACACCATATAAAGAACCAAGCAGGTGACACTATAGCATCGTTTGGACAAGTTCAAGATCGTGATATTTGTTATGACGCATTTATGGATTATTGGGGTGACGATTGCGGTCTAGAGAAGGTGAGTGACCCAGAATGAGCGTTAAAGGTACTTGGCCTAGGAAAGATCAGACTACACGTGAGGAACGAGACCTCAGACTGGCGTTCATGTATACTACTATGACGATGAAAGAATTTGACAGGCGGTATAAAAAATTACACAAACAAGGTAAGATAACTAGAAACGGAAAGGTCGTGACATGAACGAGAAAGAACTCAAGGCAAAGCGGCAGAAAATTACATCTGTAATCAGGGCGTTCTCAATGGACCCGCACAATAGCCCATTAAAGAAACAGAAAGATCGGGAGATAGCTGGTAGGTTCATAGATAAGCTGAACTCAAACACATTCGATACCGGTGATCTTCCCTACTTCTCAAAGGATGGGCTTGCCAAGAATCGTAACAAAGCTGAATGTGTACTGGCTATGCTATGCCGAACTGTGGTACATTATTGGAATGCAGCAGAGAGCCGTGTCGGTGACGAGACAGATTATAATTTTGTTCTTGCCGATGATCTATGTAAGTTACGGTCCGTACATACAAAGTATGAGTCACTTGGTGTATTGGGTGATCTCAAGGGTTACTATTTACTAGAATCAATGAGGAAGGACATCGTTAAGGCGGTTAAGGCGAGTGACACCATCGAGAGTCATGTACGTGACATGGCTCAGGATCATGTGGATACGCTCGGAGACTTAGACGAAGAGATTAGAAATAATCTCCCTAAACTTTCAGGACTTGAGGATGACAATGAAACAGGTACAGAAAATACTGAGTCAGATAGAGTGGCCGACTGACGTATTGATGATCGACTTCGAGAGCTACTTTGCTCCCGACTATAGCATCGTGGATCTGGGATCGACTGCGTATGTAGCTGATCCTCGTTTCGAGTTCACTGGTCTTGGCGTACAGATCAATGATGGTGATCCAATATTCGCATCGGGACCATACGTAGAGCTAATGATCGATAGATTGAAACGTAAATTCGGCAAGGCATTGCATAACTGCACAGTGGTGGCCAAGAATAATAAGTTTGATCTACTTATCCTGGCTGAGAAGTTCGGGATCTATCCCGCGTACCCATTGGATGTGGAAGATTTGTCACGTTACTATGATGCTAGGATGAGACACCGCTTGAAAGATCTGGCTAAGCATTTTGGATTGCCGCCCAAGGGTGACACCATGCAATTCAAAGGACTACACTGGGGTGACATGTCACCTGAACAGAAACGTAATATGAGAGAGTATTGTCTTGGAGATATACATGATCAAATTGAATTACTCAAAATACTGTTACCAATTATTCAGAATCCTGGTGTTGAGCTTGATCTTGCCAGGCATACTCTTAATCTCTATACTAAACCGATGCTTGATCTGGATGTTGAACAAGCTATACAGATCGGAAGTGATATGGATAAAGCGTTATCGAAAGATATCTCAAAAGTAGCTTGGGTATTAAAGCATAGATCGAAAGCTAAGCCTAGTATCCAGAAAATTCTCAGGACCAAGAAATTATTCCCAGAACTTCTTCAACGATGTCTTGATGACTGCGGTGCCGGTGAACAGGTGCCCATGAAAAAGGGTAAGAATGAGATGATACCGGCTACGGCTAAAGAGGATGTTGAGTTCCAGTTGCTACTGGTACATGGTGACAAGAAAGTACGCGAGCTATGCCAGGCTAAGGCCGCATGTTCAAGCTGGTCACTGCATCAGAGTAAGGTAAGGCGTATGATCAGAGAAGCCGAGTGCTCCAATGGTAAGCTTAGGATACCGTTAAAATATTACGGTGCACACACTGGTCGGTGGTCCGGTACCGGTGGGTGGAATCCATTGAACCTGGGCGGTAAGGGTAGAGGCAATCCTATTCACCCGCTCATAGGACAGGTACGCAATACATTGGTGGCCCCAGATGGTCACATGTTAGTTGTTGTTGACAGTGCACAGGTCGAAGCACGTGAGTTAGCTTGGACTGCACATCAAAATGATTTAGTGGAAGGGTTTGCAAATGGTGAAGATATTTACTCTATATTCGCTAGTGACTTATTTCAAACGAAAGTTTGGAAGCCAAGCGAAGAAGAAAAGAAAACTCCTGAAGGCAAAAAAGTTGATATTATGCGAGGCTTTGGGAAAGACGCTATCCTCGGATGTGGTTACGGAATGGGAACTGATACCTTCTACATGCGTTGCAGGCAGAATGGTTCTCTGCGTCCACTCTTCGATTCTGGAGAGTACGACAAGCCTTTCATTGATCGACTTATCAAAACTTATCGGAAAAAATATGCCAATGTTCCTGCCTTCTGGTCGGAGATCGAACGATGCTTTCGTATTGTCACCAAGTACCCAAGCCAGGAAGCAAGTTATGAAATATCTAAATATGCCAGATTCACCTTTACCAGGCATGGTTCCACTACACAGCTAAGACTTCCATCAGGTAGACCGTTAACGTATCGTCATGCTACAGTGTCACCCAAACAGGATAGACTCAAATATATCTGGGGTCCGTTGTGGGGTGGGACACTGACAGAGAATGTAATTCAGGCTATGTGTCGGTGTCTGTTCGGACGCTGGTTGTTAGACTGTGAGGATGCTGGCATACCCATAGTATTGCACACATATGATGAACTTGTTGGTTGTGTACCTGAAGATCAGGCTGAAGATAAGCTTAAAGTTATGAGTGACATCATGTGTACTGTCCCTAAGTGGGCCACTGGTTTGCCGCTTGGTGTAGATACGTTCATTGCTAAGAGGTATAAGAAATGATAGTACGTTCAGCATTTATCTTGACACTTTGTGCCACATATATAATTTGGTTTATCAGGAGACACATATGAAACGATATAAGAAACAAAGTCATCTTGTCAAGGCGGCTATCCATAAAGTTACTTCAAGACAGGCCGAGATTAATCGAAACTTTACCAAGCTCCTCAAGAACGGAGGTGACTTCCTTCAGAACTGTGCCGCTAGACTGAGGTTGCCAAGGTGAAGAAGAAACAAACTAAAGCTCAGAAGTGTAAAGACCTGGGCAACGCTGTCATCCAGATACGTAACGGCCAGAAGGTTAAGCGTGTCGGTGCCAGGGATGGTTCGATACCAACGCGTTCAGCAATACCAGTCGATTCCAAAAAACTTGAGGATGACGTATTATCTGACTGCTTAGACTGGCTCAAGAAACATCATGTCATGCACAATAGACATGACTGTGGTGCCGGTAACTTTGGTTCTGGCTATGCTTCTTATGGCATCCTAGGATCAGGTGACATTCATGGTATGCTTAGAAAACATGATGGTAAACACTTTGAGATCGAATGTAAGAAGGGTAAAGGTGGCAGGCTGAGTAAGTTTCAGCAGAAACGTAAACGAGAAGTTGAATACAATAACGGCTTATACTTTGTGGTACACGGCTTGAGAGAACTAGTATATTACATGGGGTGTTGGGTATGAAAATTTGTACTAAATGTAGGGATCTAAAATCGGATTATGAATTTCGCACAGATCGCACAAAGAAAGATGGTTTATATTCTTCGTGTAGAGTTTGCTGTAGGAAGTATCAGAATAATTATCGCAAGCAAAATCTAGAACAGGAAAGAGAACGTTGCAGGAGGCATTATAAATCATTACGCGGTTACTTGATGCACGTTTATCATTGTATGGAAATGAGATGTAAGAATAAAAAGGTCCACAACTATCATCGTTACGGTGGTCGGGGTATTAAAATAAAGTTTAAGAGTCGTAAAGAATTTGTGAATTATGTTATAGATAATTTACAAGTTGACCCTAGAGGGCTACAGATAGACCGTATAGACAATGACGGGCATTATGAACCTGGGAATATTAGGTTTGTAACAGCCTTAGAAAATGTTCATAATAGGAGTAATTCAAAATGCAAAAGAAATTAAAGTTATCGGCGAGTTCGATATCTGCTTACAAATGTTGCCCCTTTAGATTTAGGAATGCTTATGTCTTAGGGATACGCTCCATTGAAAGCACAGATGCCCAAAGAATAGGTACTTCATGGCATGAAATTTTAGAGGTAGCCAGCCTGGAACCTGGAGGTTGGTGTCCTGAATGTTATGATCATGTCATTGAATCATTTAAGATTGATGAAACCTGTCCCATCTGTGCGGGCACTGGTAAAGTACCTGAAGATGTGATGGAAGCAGTAGTACGCGTGCTTAACAAAGCGTATGCTGATGTACCGTTGCTCAACAAAGCGGCCAAGGATCTTGAGCGTACTAGATTGCTCTACGCACTGGTCGGTTATCGCTGGTACTATGGTAGTGACTTTGAACCGTCTGTGATGCGGGAGGAATATTTCAAGTTACCATTACTCAATCCTACCACTGGCCATCCGGTACCCAATGTCACCCTGGAAGGTAAGATCGATAAGATAGTTAACCTTCTCGGTGAACAGATCAGAGGTGTCAAGGAACATAAGACTACCAGTAGTTCACTAGATAGTGACTCTTCATTCTGGTCGCACCTTAACATGGATACTCAAACTTCACTATATATATATGCAGCTAGACGGTTACAACTCGCCGGTGAACTGGAAAAGTTTGGGATCAAGGCTAGTGATCCACTGATTAGTAAGATCAGCTATGATGTGCATCGTAAACCAAAAACTACACCCAAGGCTATTAGCCAGAAGGCTAGTAAAGAGTTCGTAGAAACCAGCATGTACTGTGGCCAAGAGTTTACAGTGGAGGTCACATACGTAGAGGGTGATGATACACCTGTAATAGCTATGGCTGTCAACGGTGAGATAGTTGAGGTAGAACCTGGTAAGAAGGCAGGGACATACGCTATCCGAGAGACATGTGAGATGTACGGTGCCCGACTGCTTGAGGACATAACACAGCGTCCCAAGTATTTCTTTGAGCAAAAAGAATTGGTACGTACCGATGCTGAGATGGCAGCATTCGAGTTTGAACTGTATGACATCGCCAAGGATATGCAATCTAAGATCAGAGCGGATCGCTGGTGGCATAACGAATTTGCTTGTGAGGCCACATTCAAGTGCGACTATTGTGATAGTTGTTATAATCATATTCCGTTGGATGTAAACAATCCTCCGACTGGAATGAAATGGATCTTTAAGCCGAAAGAGGAGAAATCAAATGACTAAAAAAGCACCACCCGTACCAGGTGACACACCCAAAGCTGGTCCTAAATCACCGTCAGGTGCTGGACCAAAGCCGCCGACAGTACCTAAAGGTGTGAGAGCTAAGGCCGCTGGTAATGAGAAGAAGAAAAAAGTTATCAAGACATTCCAAGTAGCCGTGTGGAGTGGCGAAGGTGAAGGCGAGAAGTGTTTGGGATACGCTGACTCTGGCCTGGGTAAGACCACACTGGGGGCACTCGCACCCACACCAGTATTTCTAGGACTTGATGATGGTGGTCGAAAGATTAAAGATCCCCGTACTGATGAAGATCTCAAGTATATCCCAGGTGTTGAAACGTTCGATGACTTCAGCCAAGCAGTACAACAGGTGAGCTTATTCGATGACTATGAAACAGTAGTAGTTGACACCGGTACTATACTCGAAGCACTTGCACATGATTGGATGCTAGAGAATGTCACCAATGATAAGAATGAATTTGTTGCTAACATCGAGAAGTATGGTTGGGGCAAGGGACATCGACACCTGTATGATACCATGCGTGCACCATTAGCCGACTTTGACGCGTTAATTAGACGCGGTAAGAACATCTTGGTCCTGTGCCAGATGCAACAGGCTGAGATAACTAACGCCGCTGGTGAGAACTACCTTTGTGATGTGCCTAAGCTGGCACAGCAACATGGCAAGACTCCCTCTGTGTGGGGTATGTGGGTAGAATGGTGCGATCATGTGTTTAAGATTGGCTACTCAGATCTGAAAGCAGCTAACAAGAAAGCAACAGCGTCCAATGAGCGTATCATCTTCCTGGATGGTACAGTCAATTATAAAGCTAAGTCGCGTACTGTACCTAGTGAGTATTCGCTGGTTACATTTAGTGACAAGACGGATGACTCATTGTGGAGATTTATCTTTGACGAGGCATGGCGTGACCTCGCGGAGGTAGAAAAGTAATGGGAGGACCACTACAACCAAGATACGGGCAAGGAAGAAACGAACGCTGTGGCTGTGGATCAGGGTTGAAGTTCAAGTACTGTCATGGTGACGCTGGTAAGGCGGCAGTGTGCGAGCACTATCTCAATGAGATTATGCTACGCCTGATCATGAAAGAGAAATACAAACAAGGTATGATTACTAAAGCACAGTATGATATGTGGATAGCCAAGGCTAAGGGTGACGGTGAGAGCCGCTCCACGACTGAAGCGGAAGTCGGTGAGATCCTGGACAAGGCTGGATTGAAAAGATGTGCCGGTGCATTGTGTAGTGCACCAGTACCAGACAATGTAGAGTTCTGCGTGAAGTGCAAGAAAAAAATTACAGAGAGGTAAATTATGGGAATTAAAATTGATCGAGTAGGAACATTCAGATGTGAAATCCTGGAGAGCGGAGTTGGAAAGACAAAGACGAAAGGAATGCCCCAGTTCCTGGCAAGAGTACATTGTACTGAATTGTATGATGAGAATGAAAAACAATGGTTCAATGTAGCAGACTGGGACATGGAGACAAATATATTTGAATGTCTTTATGGTGTTAAGAAGGGTGACACCACTGCTTCACCTACACTGGGTTACGAACAGATCATGAAGGTGTTTGGTTGGGACGGGGCGTCACTCGCTGCACTAGCCGTAGCCGATTACATAGGTAAACAGTTCCAGATCCGTATCACTGAGAACACCTACGAGGGTGCACGCTCTCCGTTCCAGGTGAGTTGGATCGATGAATTTGATGCTGATCCGGTCTACACACTGCGTAAACTGGACGCTAAAGACGTAGCTAGTCTGGATGCACAGTTCTCCAATACTGCACCGAGTACTAAGACAGCATCCTCAGCTAAGAAGGCTGGACCGAAGGTACCTGGCAGAGCATCAGCACATCCGGCACGTGTACCGGCTGATAATGGTCCAAAGGCACCGACACCACCGACACCTGCAACAGAGACAGCAGAAGAGGTACCTGATAAACCTCCGACAGCGGCTGAGAAGAGAGCCATAACAAAAGCCAGATCAGAGAAGATCAAGAAGCAGGCTAAAGACGCAGCAGCGGCAAAGAAACAAGCAGCAACAGCAAAGGCAGCGGCACCTAAAGCCCCGACACCGCCAACATCAGCATCTCCTCCAGTACCAGAAGAGGAAACGCAGGATGTAGAAACAGCAGAGGGTGAGTTACCTTTGCCGGAACCTGAAGGATCACTAACCAAGAAAGAAGCTTGGAATAAGATCTTTGAGATGCGAGATGAGACCATCGATGATGAAACTGTCAAAGCATTATGGGATGCTGCCATTGAGGAAGCGGCTGGCGAAGGTGCCAAGCACGCTGATGTCACTGGCGAGCAGTGGTCACAGGTAGTACAGATTGTGTTAGCGGATTGCGGTAAGTTCTAGACTTGCGTAGGGGTAGAACCCCTTTATAAGGGTGGTCGGCTGCTTCCGTACAGGCTATATTCCTGGTCAGAGAAACCAGCGGCCACCTAATTTTTATGGAGGATAACATGACCACATTCGCTGAACAATTTGAAGTCTTGAAAAATAATGTCAACACGGCTATGGTTGCAGATCTAGCAGAGAGACTTGGCGTTACAGTAGAGGCTATCAATAAGCTTGGTGCAGGTTTTCATTTTGGTGAACAAGCCTGGTGCTTTGCTGAGCGTGATGCTAAGGGTGACATCGTAGGTCTATCCTATAGGCGTTTGGAGAACGGATTCAAGTACATGGCTAAGGGCTCTAAGCGTGGACTGATCTACGCTTACAATCAGGATCATAGTATCGGAGATAAGAGATATGAAGCAGGAAAATGTCACTGGATCAGAATCGCAGACGCGGGTATTGACTGCCCTGTTTGTGGAAAACCTGATTGGTGTAGGATTAGTTCTGATTATAGAGACCATGAAGGTCCATCAGCGGCAGCTTGCAGTAGAATTAGTGAGGGGTCAGTGCGGGAAATACCACCTGATAGTCACCTCCATATACTTGATCCCGACAGGCAGAAAACCATTGCTAACTCAGTTCTTACTGTTATAGAATTACCCATCATTGTTGTTGAGGGTGCATCTGACACGCTTGCCGCCATGTCACTCGGTTTCGTATGTATTGGTCGGCCTTCTGCTAAGGGGGGTATATCGATTCTTAAAGAGATGCCTCTTGCGGGTCGTGAAGTTTGGATCGTAGGTGACAATGATGCTGGTGCTGGAAGAGAAGGTGTCAAGAAAACATATGGAAACATTAAGGGTATGACAGATAACATCCAGTGTCTGTTCCCGCCTGAAGGTATCAAGGATCTAAGGCAATGGGTAGAACGTGGGCTGACACAAGCTTTATTATTCGAGCACGCCGGTAGCAAGGCTGATACCACCATAGCTGTAGACCCTAATGTGTTCCTGGATGATATAGCGGCCAACATAGCCGATAGATTTATAGACGCCTGGTATACTGCTGAAAATGGCACTTTGTTACTCAGGTCTTACATGGAACAATGGGTGGAATGGAACGGCTTTTATTGGAAAGACCTCCACGACAAGGTATTGACTGGTAAGATCTATACTTTCCTCAAGGGTAAAAAATTCCTTAAAGCCACCAAGACCGTCATAGACCAAGTACCATACAAATACACCAAGGCTAAGGTCAATGACATGTTACATTCTATGACCGCTAGATGTCCTATAGCTGTGGGTTCTATGATGTGGATAGATGGTGGCAAGGACCGGCCTAAACCTAAAGATTTGATTCGTTTCAAAAACGGTATGCTAGATGTCAATGAATATATCAAGGGTAACATAGTGTTGCACAACTTAGACCCTAACTTGTTTGCTCGTAATATCATACCATATAACTTTGATGAATACGTATGGTCTAATTGGTTTGATGATAAACTCAATGAATGGTTCGATGGAGACACTGAATGTATCAGGCTGCTAGCAGAATGGTATGGGTACAATGTAATACCCGACATGCGTAAAGAAAAACTGATGCTCTTTGTAGGTGCTCCTAGATCTGGTAAAGGTACCTGTTGTGATGTACTACAAGGCATCGTGGGTGAAAATCAATGTACCGCAACCAGTTTCCAGGCATTGGCCGGAACACATGGTACCAGCGGTCTGTCTGGTAAGTTAGCTGCAATACTCGGTGACGCTAAGACACCTAAGAAGGGTGAGGCTGATGCCGCATTAAGGGTAATACTTGAAATAGTAGGCGGTGACAAGATCAAGGTTAATCCTAAATATATCCAGGCATATGATGAAAAGCCTATCTGTAGGTTCACAGTAGCCGTGAACACCCTACCAAGTTTTTCTGATGCAGCCCAGGCTTTTGTAGCTAGGTCTAATATCCTTATGTTCAAGCATTCTTACGTAGGCAAAGAGGATTCCAACATCAAGGAGGGTTTAGCGAGAGAAGCCAAGCAAGGTAAGATGATCAACTTTGCACTATGGGGATTGAAGAATCTTAGAGAGAACGGTAGGTTCATAGTACCGGCTGCATCTGGTGGCCAAATGGAACAGCTTAAGCGGATAACGTCACCGACTATAGTATTCGTAGAAGAGTGTTGTAGGTTAGATCCAGGGGCGTTCATATTGAGGACTCAGATATATGAGGCTTACGAATATTGGTGTTCGCGTACAGGACATAAGAAGTGTAACTCAACTCACTTCGGACGTAGGCTAAGACAGGTATCACCTGGTGTCATAGACTTCAGACCTGAGATAGACGGACATCAGCAACGAGCATACAAAGGTGTTACACTGCAAGAGTGGGTGTATAAAGAGTACATGGGAAATCCTAGTAGGAGGTAACATGACACAAGAACCAGGACAAGAGATCATACATGACAGTCAGAGAGTAGAAACAATCCCTGAGCGTATCGATAAATTACTTGATGAGGCACTCAGCGGAACGTCACCTCGTAGTAAGAGGACAATTTTAACCGAGGCAAAAGAATTAATTGGAGATCTGAAATGAAAAAAGAAATCAAGAAATCCATCGTTGACTTAAGGGGTATCATACTCCTAGTAGTGTGTCTGATAGCATTCGCCGCTGTCAGTTGCCAGTCCTTGATGGACAGAGTAACACCGTGTGAGGTATCAGAGCAGACCTACGAATATATCAACGGTACTACTGACGGATACAGTGGAGTTACATCCCTATATGAAGTCAAGAATCTGCGTAACAAGATGATCGTGAAGCATCGGCGGTCACTTGTAGGGCTATCACGTGACATCGAGGACGAGGGCTATGAGTATGCTGATGCTAAGGGTTCTATTCAGGCTGATATAAAAGAAGCCAAAGCATTCCAAGCTCTAGTCATCGGTAGTGAAGATCAGGAGTTCTCTTTGCTTGGGATCTTGGCAGGCTTAACAGGTGGTGCCGCTATTGGTCGTATGCTGAAACGTAAAGGGGATTATTCACCGGCTGAGGTCGAAGAGGTTGTGGCCAGGGCTAAGAAGAGGGCTGTATGATGAAGAACAAAAAGGAAAATAGAGACTACAATTTGTATCTAAAATGTAATAATTGTGGAGAAAAGGTGGATGCACCCATTTTCGTACCAGTAGGTATACCCTGGGACAAGTATCTCAAGGACACTAAATACAAATGTGAAAATTGTGGCTGTACCGGACAGATGATGAGGTGTTAATTTGGTTCATTTTCAAACTAAAAACCACTTACTAATGTGGCTTGAGAAGAACTGTCCACGCAAGGGTATCGTTCGTGCACTAAGGGATGGGACTGTAGAACATCTGGGAGGGTTCGCAAGAATCCCTCCCACCTCCTATCCTGGGTGGATTGTTAAGGTGACATCTACGTTTGGTAAAGAGTTCATCGTGGCAGTGATAGCCTATCAGAATCGTTATGGCATCAGGGTGTTGAGCGAGGTACCTTGGATGTTCTACGGTGGTATCAGCCAGGTACCTAATCTTATAAACGGCGATGATCCGCATAAATGTTATTGGCTAAGAGAGGATACCAAGTATGATACCTAAACAATTCTACTACATGCGTTCCGCACACGATAGTGAGAACAGAGTGACTATCAGATCTAATGTCAAGCAGGCTCTACCTATAGTGTGGTGTCGTGGTGGTGAGTATATGTTGATACCCAAAGAGATAGTACAGAATGCTATCGATAGTGTCGTTATATACAACAAGATGGCGAATAAACAGAAGGTATGGCCTGTGGTCTGCATATACTGGGACCAGGGTATACCAATAACAAATCAAGCAGGAAGAATTTTAACTGGAAAGGAAGAGGATGGATCAGGAACAACTGATAATGTTAAACAAACTGGCAGACCTGATATTGTTGAAGAAGGTACTAACTAAGCATGACTACAGATATTATATCTTGAACGATCCGATCATAGTAGATCAGGAATATGATAAGATGTATAAGAAGTATGAGAGCTTACTACATGAGCTTATAGGTCAGGATACACGTTCTCTCGAACTCGAACATTGTTATCCGCAATGGGTACGTGATGGGTTCAAGGACGCTAAACCACTAGCTTAATTAACAAACCAAGCAATGCCAGGCCCACAGGTATCCCTATAGCCCAGTGATACTTGCTGTGCCTGGATATTCGCTTGGACACAGCGGGTAACAATTCCTTCAGTATCAAACACACACGCTCATCAACTCTAATCAGTAGTTCATCTCTTTCATCATCGTTCATCTCGGTCCTCCTGCTGGTCCACCACTCGATCTTGGTCCTGTCGATGGACCACGCCTGCTAGTACCACCACTCTTTTTATCCTCTTGTTCTAACGCCCACTTGGTATAGACGAGCCGCCTGGGATCTTGAGTCTTACCGGCCATTATATCCATCACACCGGATGCAGTGCGTATACCCTGTGCCGGTATCCTACCTGTTGCCGCACCTACAGCCGCCGCCGCGTGCATTATAGTACCCTTAACGTTACCCTCTTTCATAGCTTGGAAAGCTCGGATCGCTTCTTCAGGAGCTATCTCACCCACTGTACCTGAGCTACCCCAACCTTTAATCATACGCGTGATCCAGCGTCCGGCTATCATTACCGAAGCTATAGGATACGTGGTTAGATCCACCAATAGTTTGCCCAGGCTAATGTCACCCTCATCGTCAGTGGGTAAACCGCCACGCCCTATCATACCGAACATTATAGCTGGCATGATCCAGGACCACATTACACGCCACGCTACCTCGGTGTTGCTTATCTGACCAGCGGCCCTAGCACCTATAATGTCGTGACGATAGAAGTTATAGTTGTTATTAACCTGGTTCTGGAACGTAGTTAACAGCTTAGCTATCTGTCCACCTCTAAAGAGATGCGGTAGATCCTTGGTGTTGGCCATAGGCTGAGTACGTGCCACGTTCTTGTCAGCATACTCAGAAGCTTGCACATCATCCATACCTTTTTCTAAGGCCACATCGTACATTGACTTCCAGGCCACTGTTACGGTACGATCATCCATCCATCTAATCCATGCGACAGCTTTCTCGTCCCAGGGTTTCTTACCCTGGATACGTTTACCCAATCGTGACGCGTCCCATCTCCGTCTGAGGTCTCGATCATACTTACGTGTCTTTACTAGCGGAGAGCGTGCATCCACAAATTCTTTCATGGCCTTGTACTTCTTGGTAGATCCAGCCGCAGCCCAGTTACCAGGCATGTACTTACGCATTAATGGATCTACTGCCATAGCATTGTAACCGGACAACGTTTGTCTGAACGCTGACGGCACGTTATAGCCTATAGCGTAGATGATACCATTCCTACGCATGATGGCCACTATCTTTTCAAAGTCAGTCTGAGGTCCATCAGTCTGTCCTTTGATAGTATCGCGTAACCACTTGTTGAGGATCTTGCTGCCTCTGTCATTAGTGGCAACGTTAAGTGCTTGCTTGACACCATCGTGATTGAGGATCTTACCGATATCTTTAGCTATGGGTGCCATAGCCTTAAACGTTTCGATCCTTTGGATGTTACGCATATAAATTACACCGGCATCCAATTCTATTTTACCAAGAGCACGTGCTTTACGCTTCTCAAGGAATCCTTTATCAGGTTTAGATGACTGCCTATTGAACTGGTCGGTGAGCAGATCTACAAAGTTAACATCCTCATCACCGCCTATACGTAGGATGGGAGAGTAGTTTAATTCTTGTTCTAACAGTTCGGGATCTACATCAACGTCTATAGCCGCAGCCCTGAGCACCGGCCACTGTTCCTTGTACTGTGTATCCAGCCAAGCGGCTACATCAAGTTCCTGATCTGTGAGTGACTCGCTTATCAGACTTATATCCTCTTCCGAGAATGTCATGCCCTTAGTGAGATATCTGTGTCCATGCTCATTTCTAGATAGCAGGTATACACCCACCTTCTCGAACGGTGTTAGCTCATGCGTACCTATTGTTTCTTTAGCACCGGTCCAGGTAGATCCATCGATACCACTATCTTCTATCAGGTTAAAGAACTCGTTCTGTCCCTGTGATGTCATCATACTGCGTAGTTCATCAGCGTTCTTGACACGCTTCCATATAGTGTCATGGAGTGGACCATTTTGGTATCCATCCAAGCGTTCAAGCCATCGTTCTATCCTGTTAAGCTCAGCGAAGAAACCACCTATCTTAGACTCTATTATATAGTCTAAAGCTCTCTTAGCCACTGACGGTTCATCTGTACGCCTGACATATCTTATGCCCTCAGCTATGAGATATTTTTTATCAATTAACTCCTTGGCCATAGCATCTTTGCCCGTGAGTTTAAGCTGTCCGGCCTCTTCACCTATCTTCCAAGCTTCCTCCGGTGATACGAACTCACCTTTATCAGTCAAGAATCCTGAACTTTTACCAGCATCAAGATCAGCCATAGTTATTGTTCTGCCCTTTGCTTCCTCAGCCCTCATAATATTAGCGTGTGTGGTTCCAGTTAATATCTCACCTGACTTTAATTTCAGGGCGGCACTAGCTATACCCCTTCTAGCTATGGAGGCTCGCAGGCGTTCTATTATCTTGGGTATGATCGGTTGTTTGGGTATATAACTTCTACCAGTAGCAGCCAACTCAGCTTCAATATACTTTACCCACTTGATCCTCTCATCTTTGGTCATTTCTGTCATAGTACGCTTGCCAGTGATATACTCTTGCAGGTCTCTACGTTGTTCGTCACCCCAACCTAATTGCTCAGGTATCTGATGTCCCTTACGCAACAATTCTTTCATCTTAGGTTTCTTAGGTTCCTTGAATACTTTACGTACTAGCCCACCTTTGGGATTAGTGTAATCTTTTGCCAATGCTTCAATGTCACCACGCTTACGGCTTAAGAAAGCAAGCTCTCTATTATCCTGTCTACTACGTTTACTAACATCTTTGTTCTTAAGCAGTCTATATCTATCCTCAGCCCTGGCCAAAACATCCTGGACCATTACAGGAGTAAGACCAACTTCTTCTCCCTTAATATTATCCCAATTAGCAGGTAACATATCTCTGAATAGAGGTGTGTCAAGTAAGTTACGACCAAGTTCATAGAACTCATTAGCGGCAGCGATATGTATCTCAGGATCTTTATGGAATGACTTCTGGATCTTGTTCTCATTGAGATCATCTAGCGTAGCAGATTCGCCCATAGACTTAGCTAGTTCAGATCCTTTATACATGGCCAGGTTGTAGATATTGATGTGAGATATGATGTCACTATTATCCTCTAACCAACCAAGTGTGTGTGCATATGTCTCCGCTGTCTCCTGCGGCAATCCGATTATAATGTTAGGTATCATGTCTATACCCAAGCGTCTAGCCTTGGCAGTAGCTTCGTCAATCAGCTTCTCGTTAGCGGGTTTCTTGCTCGCCTTTAGGATATCATTGTTATAACTCTCGACACCGATCTCGATGAACTTAACGTGTGAGTCACGCAGCATCTGATCGTCAAGCTTACCCATCTGTGCCGCTGTAGTCTGTATTATGAAGCCCTCGAACTCAGGATTCTTTTTCTTGATACGACCATATAGGTCGGATAGCTGACTGTGGTTCTTAGCCTGCCCGAATGTCTTATCATCTACATACACTAACTGTGCATCGGCCTTAGCTATCTCATCAGCCTGATTGTTCATGATCTCAGGTGTCATCTCAGTGACACCCTTGGGTACTATACAGAACGTACACTTGTGCAGACAACCTTTAGACATACACATACGCGGTATAGTTTGACTACCCTCGAAGTGACTATAATCGGTACCAGGCTTGTACGCGTGTCCGCGTGCTTCAGCCATAGCTTGTATCGTCTTATATGTCTTGGCATTAGGTAGATCATCAAAGAACTTAAGATCTGTGTAACCACCTATGGATACGTCACCACCAAAGTCCTTGGCCAACTCTTTTATATTATCCTTGTTAACATCCAGAGCACTGAACGCTATGTGATCATAACCTGATCTGGCCATAAACTCTTTGGCCTCGGACATGTCACGTACAAAGTATACGTCAGAATTAGGAACTGTGTGGTTAACCTCGCCCATCCATTTAGGAATCTCCCAGGTGTCACCTAGTCTACGGTAGCCAGGGCGTGTGTCATATAATTTATCATAATATGATTTAGCTTGCGGATCTTCATCAACAGTTATAAGATCAGAAGCAAACTGAACCATGAGTGTTCGACCTTTATTACCCTTGGCATCATCTTGTCTTATCCAAGGATTGACTCCGTTACCATCTTCCTCCGCTCTGATCTTGGCTTCATTGTATACCGCTCCAGGTATTGATATACGTCCGTTGCCTACCTTAGCAGCAGTACCGCGATCTATATCCGGCATCTTGGAGATAGCATAGGCAGAGAACGGGGCATCCATAGCACCGCCGAGTATGGTACCCATTATGCCAGCGTCTATGAGCCTCTTGGCAACTTCGTTAAAGTCAACTTTACCATCATCCATCCTAGGTGTGTCACCACCAAGTACCATACCTACTAGTTCCTGTGGCAATTCTTCTGCTAGACCTTCAGACAATGCTGTTAACAGTACACGCTTGCTAAAGTACTTTGCTTTACCTAACTTAGTAACAGCACTTCTCTCTGCGGCTTTGAGATACTTACCACCTCCACCACCTACCATCTCTATGCCACCATTTATCATACCACCGACTGTACCACGCATCCTGGCACTACGCTCATCCATGCCCTGATCAAGTGCTGTCTGATATATGTTATTACCTTCAACACCATATGCTACAAGAAAACTTGCCATAGATGCTGGTATTGTTTGCCCACCTGTTAGTGCCGCTGCACCTATACTAGCTATTAAAAACGGGCCGGTCTCTACAGCACCACCAAAATACTTATCGAAGGTGTTCTCTATCACTGGTTGCATCTCAGGTTCCTGGAGTGCTTTGTGCATCAATCTACTCCAGTCATTTATGGTGTTTCTCATGGGTATACCAGCTATGGGCTGAGCTAATTTTGATATAGTATCAGCTAAGAACAAGCCGCCGCCCACCACCATTATCTCACCACGCTCGAAACGTCTATAAGCTTTGCTAAGGAACTTACCTTTTTTGCTGTCTTGTTCTTCCTGCCAAGCTTTCTGATCAGTAATAGACTGACGTGCATTGGATATCTCATCAACACGCTCAACCAACCTGGCTCTAGTTCTATCACCGGCCCTAGCATTCTTAGATTCTTCAGTACCAGATCCGCTACGTATCTTACGAAGATCATCTACGTACTGATCCTTTGGTGTTAGCTCTCCCCTGTTAATGAACTTTAGCAGGTCAAGATTTATCGCCCCTGGTACTGTGGAACTTGGCCTACCGGTCTTTACAGTCTCAGCTATATCCCTTACCTGTGTACTAGCTTCTTTTACCAGTGACGGAGTGGTAGGATTAAACTTAGTTGAAAAGGTTTCGTAATCAACACTAGCATAATGCTTGGCGTGCACTGCACGTGACAGTTGATCATCTGTCTTGTCCTTGTACTGCGGATATAATTGTCTGAACTCGGTTA